AGTCCAATAGTTTTTTTCGGATGAAATATTGGAAATATACTCTAGGATATCTTTTTGCAATGATAATGCTAGATGTAATCTTGCCAATGGATATATAATATCTCTTTTCCCTAATTTGATTGAAAATTCAACGTGCTTAAATACTTCATTTAATTCATTCGGACTTCGATCAATGTTTGAGAATAAATAAATTTCAGTGTAAAATTGAAAGATTGATCCTTGATATGCAATTATAGATTTGATTTTTTGATTCAAAAATTTTTCATATTCACAAATATAGTCATTTGCTTTTGTAACGTGCTCACAATAAATTGATTTGCCATTGGCACAACCAATATAAATTTTGTTTGCATTTTTAAAACTTGAGTTTTTACGAGGCTTAGAATATCTTTTTAAAGTTATCCTTTTCATAATCAATTGAATTTTAAATAAAATATGAATTTGTAAGTATTTGATAATCAAATATTGAACGGATTTAAAATGCCTATAATTTACATTATGAAATTATTAAATACTTGATTTACTATAAGTTATATAATAGGAGTGTGGCTTGGCATTTTTATTAAACTAATACCTAAAAAATTAAGTAATTAGTTTTTATTTTCTTCTAGCATTTTTATCAGTTTTGTTTTAAGTTCGTCCTTTTCTTGCAGACATTCTACATAACGATTCTGCAAGATCCTGTACTGCTCTTCTACAGTCTTACTGCGCTCATATAATGCCTTAGGTTCTCCTACTTCATTAACTTCTTCGCCGTTTTCATTGTATCCTTTGTAAAATGAAAATATATTGAACTTCAATATTTTGTTCACTTTTTCGGCCCTCTCAAAATCTATTGACTTACTTTTTTCCATAGCTTAAACTGCTGGTGAAGATATACCCAATAAAGACGCAAATTCAGATTGCGATATACCAAGCATTAATCTTCTTTTTTTAATTATTTCCCCTGCCTTTTGCATAGTGATTAATTTACAGTTCAAATTTCTAACATTTTATTTATTTGATTATTAATTACATATAGCAATTACTTATTAAAAAATAAGTAATTTGATTTCATTATATTAAATAATTATTTAAGTTTGTTTCAAGTTTTATTTAAGTCTTAATTATGAACACTACAAATTTGAAGCCAAAAATGAACGCTATTCGTTATAAATACGAAAGCATACCAATCAATTCTAGTAAGATTAATGATTTGATTGTGAAAGTTATAAACCAAAGAAGCTTATTGATTAAACAAGGTAAAGGAAACATCTCAACCAAGGTTGTAAAATCATTAGGTATTTTAATCGAAAGAATTCAACAAAACCAAAATCGTAATGAATATCAACAAGCGAGGTTTCTTCTAAGAAACTGGAATTATATAGTTGATATCCTTCCAGGACAAAGCTCCAAATGTCACTTGGCTATAATTATAGAATTGGATAGCTGCTTAAAACACGCTCAACAAATAATAAAAACTAATACCATTCAAAAGTATGTATGATTGGAACCATATTCTCAATGCTCATAGATACAGAGAGCAGAGAGAAGCGAAAAGCATTAGAAGATATAAAATTTTAGGATTAATCATTTTAAGTATAATAGTATGCACACAGTTGAAATAACTCTCAAAATTGACACACAAAAAGCCGTTAACATCCTTACCAATTTAGGATACAAAATAAAAATTGACTCAATGGAAATGGAGGATAGAGCTCCTATAAATGAACTTCTTGCATACAAAGGTGAATTGGAGAAAAACCATATTGCCAATAGAATAGACAATGTTCTCTCTAATCTACTTAGCGATGCAATATTGAATTTACTTGTTAAGAAAAAAATTCAAAACGAAGTTGAATTTTACATAGAAGCAAGTTTTCAAGCTTTGGGAATTCAAAAAGAAAAGTTTTATTCCGGTTATAGAGGTGGTGTATATCCTGATGCAAGATGTATTCTTACATTCTTACTAGATGCATTAGATCCCAAACTGAGCCCAGCAGAAATATGCAACGCACTTTCAATAGATAGAAGCGGGTACTACTATCACGAAAAACGCTTTAAGGACCTAATTGATACCGATAAGGTATTTAAAATGAGATTCGAAAAAGTGGTAAAATACATCGAAGACATCAAAGGCGAAAACTAAAATCACATAACCTATGAAACACAGATTTTTATCAGTTATTACTGATTCCTATTTGCAGGACAAAAACAAGCTGCAAAAGGATGTAAGAACACTCATACAGCAATGCGAAAGAGTAATATACGAAGGAGAACAGGATGTAAGCAAGTTTGTAGAAAACTTGAAAGTATCAGTTGCTAAGCTGAACGAAAAGCACAAAAGATGCAAAGCTGTAGAAGTTAGGTTCTCTGGATTTAGATCTGACAACAGCGACCCATACCTAAGAGTTGCAAATATGACAATCAAATTTTATAAATCTAAAATGAAGTTTTGAGTATGATAAGCAAAAGACATATATGGACAGAAGAAGAAATTTCTTACTTGAAAGAAAACTTTAGTCACAACCTTACTTCTGATATTGCAAAAGCATTGAATATGACTGAATCACAAGTAAGTCACAAAGCTTTTAGATTGAATATACAGAAAGACAAAAAATTCAAAAGAAAAGTATCAGCAGAATTGATTATAAAAAATGGCTTTAATACTAGATTTAAAAAAGGTCAAAATTCATTCAATAAAGGGAAGAAATTCAATGCAGGCGGCTGACTCTTGGGCTGAAAATCCGTGGGTATGGGTAATAGATTTTGAAGTAATTTCTTAAAGCAAAAACTAACTATGAAAACAGGAGAGCACATACACTATGTCTATTACACTAATTGCAATGGGATAAAAGGATTCTTTTTTTTATTAAAAGAATAAAAAAAGTAGGAAGTTTTATATTGACTGACAATGTTTATATCGAGGAATTAAATAGAAAAGAAGCAAAAGAAGTTATTCAAAAGATGAACCTTAAAAGACTTACCTCAGATGAATTCGGAGGATATTATGGACCTATTAAAGTTGCCTATTCAACAGAAGTACACAATAAGATTAAAAAACATAACGATTTAGCATACAATATATGAACAAACTAGAATTTATAGAAGATATGAAATCCGAGGCAATGAAGTTGGAAGGAATTAAAGATCCTTACTTCTTGATTCACGGCGGTGCCGATGCCATCCGCATCAAAGATGCCATTATTTACACACTCAAAACCGTGAGCGATGAATTTTCTCTTGAAGATTTTGCTTTGTCGCTCAATATGACTGCTGCCAATGCATCACTTAGATACAGCATAGGAGCAAAGAAAATTGGAGAAGAAAAACACTTCTTCTTCAATCGCCTGGTGAACCACTTGACAGATTTTGCAAACACAAAATTTCACTCTTATGTTCAATCTAAAGCTTAGCAAAGAGTTCATACAAAACTCCATAGTGTACGAAGCCAAAAGAAAAGCTTCCAATCCAAGTTTTTTACAAAAATTGGTTGATGAACTCAACAAAATGTATCAGTACATCGCTGGACTTGAGAAAGAAAATGAAGCTCACGAAATGGATATCTACAAGCTGTGCTTACAAGTAAAAGCGATGGAAGCTAGATTACAGAAGTATGAGTATATGATGGATATATACGATGTAAACTATTGTATGCTGAGCGAAATGCAACTGAAGGACCTAGAATATTTTGCAAAAAAAGGATTGAAGCTGGAAAGGAAAAGGAAACTGATAAGCAAGATGCCCCAAGAAGCAGGACGCGAATTTAATCTCAAACTTTTAACCGCTATTTCACAATGCTAAACATAAATATAAAAGAAATTGCAGGAAATTCACAGCAAGAAAATCCTGATACAGCTCCCTTTCAATGGGTGTGCAATGATCAATCCATATATAAGGTTAAACCTCGCTTTGTTCAACTTCAATTTGGCGAAAATGCTGTAGAGAGTAAATACAATGTAGTTCCCGAAGATGCCGACCCTATCACCGTCAAAGAAATGTTTGGCGATGAAGTAGTAGTGGATCACGTTCCGTTCAATAAATTTCACATTGTAGAAAGATTCCTTCTGCATAACATTCCGGTAAGAGTAGGAGAGAAAAAAGAACAAGCAATCAATTGGCTCATTGACAACTACTTTAAAGCAGAGATTGAAGATAAACCAACAATGCTCGACAAACTTTCGCACTTAGTAGCACACGAAAGAAGCCCAATCAAAAGAGAGGAGTTTATAAATGTGCTAAGCAAAGCTGGAGGTTTTACAAAAAAAGTAATCAGACAGCAAATTGAAGAACACCAAAGCTACATAGACAATGTAGGAGGTAAAAACAGTTCAATTCCCGATAACGTTAATTCAGAAGAATTTCACAAATTCGGATTTTATGAAGATACCAGGGAAGAAGAATTTGGAATACACTTTGATGGCGAAAGACATTTACACTGTACCAATTTCTTAATTGAACCACTATTTCACGTCTTTTCACAAGAGGACAACAAAAGATTGGTAAAAATCAGAAACCAATGGGAAGAAAAAGTGATTGAAATGGCAAGCTCAGATATGATATCACTGGATAGATTTATGGGAACAATATACGAAAAAGGTAATTTCCTGTTTTTTGGAAGCAAAATTCATCTTCTCAAAATTCTCAACAAAATAGGTTATGAATTTCCAAAGTGCTACGAACTAAAAACATTGGGTTGGCAGCCCGAAGGCTTTTTTGCATATTACAATAGCATATACAATGGTAAGCTTGAGAACTACAATGAGTACGGAATTGTGGAGCACAAATCTAAAAAATACTACAGCCCATCCATCAGCAAGATTACTGAAGAACTGAGAGACGGAGAAAATCCGTATGAGAATGACAGATATCTCCAGTACACTCCGGCACCAGTAGAATGGGAGCACTGGATGAAACTATTCACTCAAGTGTATGGAAACCAAAAAGGAATGTTAGGCATCGGCTTTATTTTTATGAGCCTATTCAAAGACATTGTTTTCAAGCTTGAAAATACCTTTCCATTCTTGTATGCTTATGGACAAGTGCAAAGTGGTAAGAGTAGCTATGGAGACAGCATCAGCAATTGTTTCTTCAATGATATGAAACCGTTCAACCTTAACCAAGGTACTGATTTCGCATTCTTCAATAGATTGGGAAGATTCAGAAACTGCCCGGTTGTTCTCAATGAGTTTGACGAAGAAATGATAAACCCGACTTGGTTCCGAGCCATCAAAGGTGCATATGACGGACAAGGCCGCGAGAGAGGAAGAGGCGGGAAAGGCAACAAAACCGAAACTCAAGCCATCAATTGTAGCATCTTATTGCTTGGACAATATTTGTCCACCAAAGACGATGGTTCAGTACTAAGCCGAAGCATCATTGTAGAGTTCCAACAAACAGCCAACAGAAGCGACAAGCAGACAGAACTTCACGCCAAACTTAAACAACTAGAGAAAGAAGGATTGGGTGGAATCATTACTGAAGTAATGAAATATAGAGACATAGTAGATAAGAAGTACCAATCAGAATTTGGAGAAAACCTTAAGACTTTGAAAATGGCTCTAAATGCTGAAAGCTTAGGTTTCAAAGAACGTATCATCAGAAACTACTGCGCATTGTTTACAATCGTAAAAATCTTGTACGATGAAATGAGGTTTCCATTTATGATTGTAGATATGGAAAAGTTTATCATTCACGAAGTGGCAAGGCTTAGCCAATTGCTCGACGAATCCAACGCATTGGCAGACTTTTGGAACACATTGGTCTATATGGTGGATAATAAGCAACTAGAAGAAGGTTTCCACTACAAAATTGAATGTTTACAAGAAATTAAAATAAATGTAGGAAGAGACAAATCTGAACGCAAACAATTTGCCAAGCCTAAGAAATTGCTATTCCTAAGATTAAATTCAATTCATAAACTATATGCAGAAGCTCACAGACGACAAACCGGAAAAAATGGACTGAACCAAAAAACCATTGAAATGTACATCAACTCCGAGAAAGCATTCATAGGTAACAATCCATCAAGCCAATTTAAAAGCCGCGATAATAGAGTAAGCAACACCAGCTCCTTTGTATTCGACTACGATAAACTTGCCATTGATATGGAAAGAGAAGTACAAGAAGAAAAAGAAATTACAACTTTGGAAAAACAGATTGTGACCAATGCTGTAGTGAAGTCTTACAACAATGGAAAACCGATTTTGATAATATCATTGGTGCAAATGGTAGAAGAAATCAAAAGCGGAATTACCATACAAAAAGAGCTATGGACCCGATGCGAAAGCTCAGAAATAGAAAGAGTATCAGAATTTAAAACTGGCACCAGGGTGAATGCAACCGGAGAACTCATAATAAAGAACAATCCTGATGGAGCACAGTGGAGAACCTTAGCAGCAACTAAAATTGAGATTGTAGATATCGTAGAAAATGTTGATGAAATAAACAACCTACAAGATGAGCTCCCATTCTGAGATCGAGAATAAGATTTACATATTGCTTTATGGTGTAGAAAGAAATAAAGAATATCCAATCAAGCCGCATCAATTGCCAATACTGGAAGAACTTGCCAATAATTGGCAACCAGTATTTAAGCACTACAATTGTCAACTCAAGATAAGTATTGACAAAAGCAAAATGATGATTCAAGAACCAGTATTATAAAACCCGTTCCTTTACCGTTCCGTTGGGCTGTATCTGTTGTGTATCAATAGTTACAGCCCTTTTTATTTATTCTCAACGGAACACTTTGGAGAGAAAAACACATTTTTCTGCAAAACTCTGTACCCTGATACAACACTGAGGACAAAAAAACGGAGTTATTAACAACGAAAATACTTATAAATTAAAAAAATAAGTTTTTCGTGCGTTTTTTCTTTTTTGTTTCAAAAACGTGAAAAAGTGTTCCTACTGTTCCGTTGTTCCGTTTGAGTAGTTATTTATTTGATTATCAATATATATTACTCTATAAATCCCAACGGAACACAACGGAACGCACGGAACACAACGGAACGCTCGGAACAACGGAACGCAAAATCCCATCTCCGTAACCGAAAAAACACGTTTTTTTTTGAGATATTAAATAATTACTTTACATTATATTAAGTAATTTATTAATTTTGAGGAAGTAAAGCATAATTTTATGGCAAAATCATACTTCAATATTGATGTACCAGTATCAGATGATGTACATTTTTTCCTTAAACGCAATTACCAAACCCAAGAAAGGTTTCAAGACTCAGTATTTTCCAACAAAATTGTGGATCTACTGAGCGAAAAAGGCTCTTACAATACCTGCGGCAATCCTACAGTTTATGAAAATAAGATTACAGTTCCAATACCTCAATACATTGATAGATACTACAGGACTACATTAACCAATGATAAGGCTTTGCGATTTAACGAATTCGTGATAAATTACATCAAGGAATTTATAAGACTGTATGTTATGGCTAATAGCGGAAAATGTCAAATAAAGCAATCCATTAAAGAAGCATTGACAATGCTAAACATAAATGACGAAAATCATTTTTCTATGGATCGTATGGTCAAGGACATTTACAGATTCAGAAAAAGACACAATTTAACATACATTGTGAGGATTATTGTCCTTTCAATTTTAATACTATAAAAAATGAATTTCCCGAAGCTGCATAACTATAATATTGGGTCCATCAAAACTTTTGTTTTTGTTGATGAACAAGGGATAGATCAATGGCCTGATGTAATTTTAAACACAATGCAATCTTTACCCACGCTAAAAAGTGGATATGTATGGAACCAAGGCTACAGCACACAAGACAGCAAAGGATTAGTAGAGCGCACAGGTAGAGATAATAAAGGAGTATTGCATACGCATATAATCAGTGGAGTATATCCTCGCATCAATAGCATTGTGACTTCTATTTTCACCAAAATGCTCAATAAGCGCTACATTGTAGTGGTAGAGGATAACAATGGAGAATCTAGAATATTAGGCAGACCAGGCAACGGATTGAAATTTACATTTGAGGACTCAACTCAAGAAAATGCTTCGGGACGAAACAGTTATTCATTTACATTCTCAGGCAATAGTCGCTTCACAGCTCCACATATTTCAGAAATACCAGTAATTCAAAACAATTGCGCACCAGCCACATACCAAGTAATTGATCAAAACGAAAACATCTTAGCTTCGGGAACTATACCGAGTGGTGCAGATATGCCAATTCCGGTAACAGTACCACCAAACTTAGACCAATACACCTGCCAGCAATTAAAAGACGGATTAACTCCTCCGCAGAAGATATGTATAAGAAATAAAGCATATTATACACAGCCTTTAGATGTTGGCGGTTTTGATTTGATTTTACCTAATATGGGAGTAGGACAAGCTACCTATTCTTCTAATAGATTGGCTTGTGTATATGAACCAACATCTGAGAGATACTTTATTATGGCAAGAGAAGCGGCATCTAATATCCGAGTTTTTTCAAAATCTTGGAATTTTATTGCAACAATTAATATGCCGACTGGTAATAATATGGATTTAAAGGTAGCCAATGGCTTTGTTTGGCGTACGTCTAATAATACTGTAAGTAACCTTACAAAAATTAACCCTAATAACTTAACCATAACCGAATTTACAAAGCCTGAAAGAGCGGGCAGTATGATTGAGATTGGGGGGAATTTGGTAATTACACCAGCTAATGTAAGTGGACAAATTGACAGAAAGTTATATCTATTTAATACTACAACGAATGTATTTACCCAGTTAAATTCAAACGATAGTGTTAGTACCTACATATCAGAAATGGGATATGATGGCGTTAATATCATAGCATATCAAGGAACGGCTTTAAGTGTGATTTCATTTTACTCTATTTCCGCAAATGCTAATGTTGCTAATATTAACTTTGGAACTGATATTAATATTATATCAGCGAATTACGTTCTAAATCAATGGTATATAATTTGCCAAAATCGAATTTTCATAGTCAATCCAACTACTTACGCTATCACTAAGACTATAAGATTTGTCTTTACCTCTAACACTCAACTAACAAGCAGAAGTTTAGTTTATCAAAATCGTTATATTGTAATAAGCAGCGGTAACAGTATTAGCTACAATATAATTTTTGATTGTCAAACGGAAAGATTTTTTAATATCTATTTTCAAGCTGTTCCATTCCTTAATGATTTAGGGCAATTATCATTTTTCGGAATAAATAGTAATTTAGAATTTCCTTCACAACCCTTTGGTGTTTTCGTAATAAATAACTATCAATTATGAATATGACGTTTAATTTAGAAAAAGGCGAGATTATATCTTGGGGCATCGCAGTAATTAACCCTAATCAACAAGGGGTTGGTTTTGTAAAAAATGTGATTTTGCCCGAAGATTTTAATGGAGTGAATTATTTGTACATCAATAATAATTTTGTGAAAAATGAGCCAGAAATATAACCCAAATGAGAAAGTCGCTACCAACTTTATTATGAGAGAGTTCGTAGAGTGGGCTATCTTAGCCGCACACCCACAAGGCAGGGCGGAGAATATAAAAGTTTTTGAATCAAATCCACAAATAAGGCTTAACATCTTAGCGATTGGCAAAGTCGCTCAATCTGTTAGAGACTTCGTCAATACTAACTTTCCGCAATATGGCGGAATCTTAAGTGTTCGCATTACTTCGGGATTTCGTTGCCGTTGGTGGGAGACGTTACGCAGAAGAAGTGGCACATCACAGCACGTACTGGGATGGGCTATTGATATTACCGTTTTCTTAGCTAATAGCAAAGTGCCACTAACCATAGCTCAGCACACCGAAATTATGAAGGCAATTTTAGAGGAATACAAAAATCACAATGGAGGACTAGCGTATAAAATTGAAAATGGAGCTTACCATTTCATCCATTTCGATTTAGGAAGTAAACGGCGTTGGACTTACTAAAAAGTCTTGTCCTTTGCCACCTATTAATAAATCTCAAAATTTGTAAGGCAAATAAGCAGAATCAATGAAAAGAGCATTATTCACAGACGAAACAGTTAATAGATACGGCTTCCGAGTTCTTACTTCGGGTGGCCGCCTTGATGGTTTCAAGAAAAATCCTGTAATGCTATTCAATCACGATCGCTACAGCAGAGACTATGCCGGACCTATTGGTAAGTGGACGGATTTGAAAGTAGAAGAAAACGCTATCTCTGGTGCTCCTGAATTCGACCTTGAGGACGATTTCGCTAAGAAAATAGCCAATAAGTGGCAAAAAGGTTTTCTCAATGCTACTTCAATTGGTTTCACTGTGCTTAAGATTAGCACCGATGAAAAGGATATGCTACCAGGGCAGCGTTATGGAACTATAACAGAGTGGGAACTTAAAGAAGTTTCCATTGTAGATATTCCTGCCAACAAAAATGCATTAAAGCTTTACGACAAAGAAGGCAACGAAATAAAGCTAGATGACGAGACTGAGTTGATGAAGCTCGGTTTTGTGCCACAAAAAAAGGATAATCAAAAACCAAATACAATGAAAATCATTCTGAAAAAAGCTCAAGAAGCTGCTTTGGCTTTTTTCGGTACTTCTGTTCCCGATGGAAAAGATAGTATTGAAAAAGAGCTTTCTGAGCAAGAGGTTGAAAACTTTAATGCTAAGCTCCGAGAGTTTAAAGAAAATGAGCAAAAGTTGGCTGACTTGAACACTAAGTTGCAGATTGCTCAGACTAAGCTCAGTGATACTGAGGCTAAGTTGGGTACTGCCAACACTTCGTTGTCTCAGAAAGACACCAAAATACAGCAGCTTAAGGACAAAGTTGCAAGTCTTGAAAAGAAAACTGTTCCACCATCAGGAGCTGAAGGCGGTGCCGGAGGTAATGAGGACGGAAAAGAACTTTCTTGGATGGAAGATCCAAAACAAAAAAACCTATCGTTTAACCAACAAGCCCTCGAGTTGCTCGGAGGTATTTAATCACTTAATTGTAAAATGAAAACTTCATTCAAAATCCTTAGTCTTGCCTTATTCCTTTTTATGGGATTTGTAGGCGTAAATTATGCCACCGATAGCACACCTGTAGCCACAGTGTTTGTGATTGGATTGGGTGCTGCTTCCTTAATCGCTAAACCTAGCGGTGCTTTCTTTGCTACTGGTATAGATGTAGATGATCTTAAAGAGGCTTTTGGAGCTTATTATATTAACGCTGGACAGAATATGAAGCGTTTGATGAATAAGATTCGAGAAACAACTGTTTTACAAAGTTATGCTAAGCCGATTATTACAACCGATACAACATTTAGGGCAGGCAATACTACTATGACAGAGGTTATTCAGGCTTTTCAGAAAACTTGGACAGCAAAGGGTAAACAAACTATTCGTCCGGTTGAAAATAAGTTGTACAATATAAAAGCAGATATAGAATTATATCCTGATGAAATTGTGGCATCTTGGGCTGGTTTCCTTGATTCAATTGATGAGAATGACAGAAGTAAATGGCCTTTAATTCGTTATATGCTCGAAATGGATGTTGCTCCACAAATTCAAGAGGACTTGGAAATGAAAGCTCATTATAACGGTGAGTATGAAGAACCTGTTGATGGCGAGCCTGGAGCTGCGCAAAAATCTATGAACGGAGTTCGTAAGATTGTTCAGCTAGGTTTGGATAATGAAAAACAACCTATTTCTCCTTTGGCATTGGGAGCTATCACCAATTCTAATATCTTCGATAAGGTAGAAGAAACGATGGATATCATCCCTAAAGTATTAACAAGAAAACCCGGTGGTTTATTGTTTATGAGCGAAAACAACCGTTTAGCTTACTTGAGAAAGCGTCGTGACCTTTATGGTGACAATGTGGACTATAAGGCTGATAAAAATCATCCTGACTACTTTACTAATGTTGAGATTGTAGGCATCCCCGGTATTGAAAATGAACAAGATATCATTTTTGTTCACAGAAATAACTTCTTGCACATTAAGAGAGGTACTCTTCAGTACAATAAGCCGCCAAAGATTGAGACATTAAAGCGTCAAGTGTTCTTGATGACTGACTGGTGGGAAGGTTTCGGTTTCCATTACAACGAAATGGTGTTTGCTCAGTTAGGAACTGAAACATCAGGTTCGGGTAGTGCTTCAGGTGGTGGTTCTGGTTCAGGTTCTGCATCAGGAAGCTAAAAATAAAAACATAGGGCAGGGGGTTCGCTCCCTGCTTTTTCAATAAACCTTTTAAAAAATTAGCGCTATGCTTAAGGACATCAAAAAAACAAGTTTCAAAAATATGGGTGGAATCCCATCCAAAGTCTATTTTGCTGACAAAGAAGATATTGCGGTTTTCCCAACTCTTCCTTCAAACCCTGCTGACTTAGACGAAATTGCAGTTCTTACAGGTGACTTCCAGATGAAGCCAGGAAAGAAATTTCACGAGCTTTACGTTACAGTTGATACCTCAGGACTTGCTAATGAAGATCAAGGGGAAGTGGACGGAATGTCATTCAAGCCTGTTCTTAACATCTTTCACCCTGGATTGGGTAAAGAAATTCAAGGTTTTGTGTCTTACACCAATAACCGAGATATGGTATTCGTTGCTCCTGATGCAGAAGGAGTATTAAGAGTGGTAGGTTCTGATTTGTACCCTGCACGCAAGCAAGCGGGTGACGGTGCCAACACAGGACAAGCAGCAGCAGATAGAAAGGGAGTGAATCTTCAATTCTTCTCTTATGGCAATACGCCTGCGCCTATCTACGAAGGAACTATTCCTTTGACTCCTGCGGTTTAAGGTTCAGGTTCAGGTTCTTAATCTTTGTGTAAGGTGAGTTGTTTATTCATAGTTAGTGGTATCAAGCCCGGGAAGGTAATCTTCTCGGGTTTTGGTATTGTTGATTTTTCAAAAAAACTTTGCCCGGTTTTTCTTCATAATCTTCCAAAAGTTTACCACCAATATTCCGACCTCGGGAAAAAGGTTTTTATTACTAAGGACCTTACACGCAATGAAATCATTGCTTTAATCAAAAAAGCGCAACACATTGATTTTGTGAAATATTTAGCTTCTCTTTCTTCCCTTAAATCTGTTCAAACTGCCGCCAATTTAAAGCTACAAAAACTCAATGGTTGATGTTGTATATTTCTATAAGGCGCAATATGCTAGATGGAACGAGTTACTGTACTCGCTTCGTGCATTAACTACCAACCTTAAAGGCTATAGAAATATATACTTTTGTGCTGATCTTCCTGCATTCAAAACACAAAACATAATTAAAATTCCTTTTTCCTACAATGTAGGAAAAACAGATTATCCAAGCTGTCATAACACTAATCGAAAGATATATATGATTAGTAATATGGATGAATTAACTGATGATGTTATTCTTATGAATGACGATATTTATATTAACAAAGAAACACACGTTGATAATTATATATTAACTCCTTTTCTTGAGAAGGTTAACGTAAATGAGTCATCAATGAGAAGTTCTAGGAAATATATTCAACTCTTATATAAAACTTTTACTTATCTTAAATCCATTGGTATTGATAAACCTTACAATTTTGAGACTCACACACCAATGAGGTTTAATAGAATTCTTATGAAAAATCTGATTGATGAACATGATTTAATTAATGATCCTAAGATTAGATGGACTATGTATTACAACTTACTTCAATTTTATCATAGTCCTATTACTCCAGAATACAAAGCTTGCTTTTATGGACATTTCTCCAACGTTTCATTCGGCAATATGCCTTATGATCAGTTAAAAAAAATATGCGACAATGCTCAGCACATCAATCACGATGATGCCGGACTTACAGGAGAACTTAAAAGATACTTAAGAGAAAAATACAGCGAGAAGTGTCCGCTTGAATTGTAGTCCTTTGTTGGAAATTTCCCATTTCATACTTTTGAGTATTAATTTATAAACTAAATTTATATTTTATGGAAAATGCTATTTCTCAATGGATAAAAAACGGTAAAGACTTGCGAAAAGGTTGTGATTTGTTGTTGCAACTTAATCCACGTATGTATAGATTGGTGAAAATTATCATCCAACGCAATGATCTTGCTTCGCTCGAATATGAGTTGAGTAAGTTCGCTCAAACTAAAGCTTTGCAGAGTTTTAATAAATATGTTAGTAAAATAGCTTCTCAAGCTAATAAGGTTTCCAAAGAAGCTGTAATATCCGGGCAACAGGCCAATAAGTTGAGAATGATTCAAAAGCTTTCCAACCAAAAAGCGGTACTTCATACCAAGTTGGCAGAAATCAAAGGCAATACCCCCAAAGAGAAAACTGAGCGCTCTAAGATTATGGCAGAAATGGACTTGATTTCTGAAAACTTAGATGTGTTGACAGGAAAAAAAGAAGCGCCGAAAGAAGAAGTACCATTGGAAGAGCAGCCTAAAGATGAATTGGTAAGAGAACAGGCGAGACTTCGCTCCAAAATCAGCAAAAAAAAAACTAAGATTAAGAAAACTACCGATGAAGCCGAAAAAGCCAAAGTAGAAGCCGAACTCCAAGAGCTTCAAGATTCATTAAGTAAAGTTACTTTGTTGCTTGCAAACTAAAATAGCATTGATGTTATTTTCCGTTGGTGATATCAATGTAAAACAAGATACTGAGACACAACAGCCTTTGGCCGTTAAGACTCAGGGAAATATTTCTTTGAAAGGGAAACCGAAAGAAGCTTTAAAAAAGCACCTTTCGGTTATAAAACAAGGGGATATCGTCAACTTTGTAACATCAGGACGGTGGAGTATGCACGATTTGTTGTTTCACCTACTTTCTTTTACCGGTCCTGCCAATGTTGATATATCTACCTGGAGCATTTCTGAACTGGTGGTTCGTCAAGTTTTGGATTTCCAAAGAAATGGACAAATTTTGTCTTGTCGATTTCTTTTGGACAAAAAAGTCAAAGTGAGAAACCCGGCACCATTGCAGTTGATTACTCAAAACTTTCCTCATCAACTCATAGAGATTCACGCCAAAGTTTTATTGATTCAAAATTATGATTGGAAAATTACAGTGATTGGTAGTGCCAATATGAACCAAAATAGGAGAGTAGAAGCAGGAGTGATTTTCACGCAAAAAGAGATTTACGATTTCAATTCTGATTGGTATGGAAAATATTTTGCAGCAAATAACTGATTTGGCATTTTTGGGGTTTTCTGTGAAAGATATTGCAATAATCATTGAAGATGATCAATTCGTTAATAAAGTTTCTGATGTAGATTCTCCTGAATCTAAAGCTTACAATAAAGGGAAATTGCTCAATTTAGCAGAATTCAGAAAATCGGTGTGGGAAACTGCCAAAGCCGGATCTTCGCCTGCTCAGACTCTTTGGGCTAAAATTATTCAAAACAGAGATATTGATAACGTATGAGTGTGTATGATTTAAGCCTTGTGGCTATAGAAAGTTGGATTCAAAATCCTGATACCATTGTTTTGTCAGACAAGGAAAAAGAAATATTGGATAGATGGGATGTTGCTGATAATCTCTTAAGGACCACAGCCACAGAAGCAGTGGTGGTGGAAAAATTGTGCTACAAATTCAAGTACAGCTCTTCTCAAGCTCGCAAGGATATCAAGGATGCAAAGTATTTTTTTGGTAGCCAAAGGAAAATTGAAAAAAACTATGAAAGACATTGGGCTATAGAACGCATCAAAGATGCTATTCTAAAAGCTGAATTAGATCGAGATTATAAATCTTTGGCTCATTTGTTTCGTGAGTTTAGAGCCTACACAGGTATCGACAAGGACGATGCCAAAACGCCAAAACCATATCAAGCCACACAGCACAATTATTACATTACTTACAATGTAGATGGAGTGGAAAAGAAAATTGATGTAGAGCACTTCCATAACTTGCCCGAGGATGACAAAATAAAAGTGATTCAAAATATTGAAACCAAGCTTTCCGATGAACAGGCGTTGAACATTTTAAAGTCTTAGTATGAATAACCTTCCGCTTGTTTTCAATCCTATTCAATATAAATGCTCTCTTTACAATGCCAATAAGCAAGTGGACATTTGGGGCAGAGGTACAGGTAAGTCCAATAATTTAGCTGTAAAAATTAAGATGCTGCTACACAAACTCCCCAAGAGTAAAGTTCTTTTGGTGGGGAGTTCTTACGCGATGATTCTTGAAAATACTGTCATTCCTTTGCTAAGTTCTCTCCATCGTCTAGGATATGAAGAAGATGTTCACTACTTTATCAATAAGTTTCCTGCACAAGAACTCGATTGGCCTAAGGCTTATGAAGCTCCCAAAAAACCCGATTGGGCTATTTTCTTCAATACAGGTATGGTGATAAAGTTAGGATCATTAGACCGTCCCAAAACTATGAGAGGGCAAAACGTAGATTTCATTATGAATGATGAAGGATTATTGACATCTAAAACTATTTGGGACAATGTAATTATGCCAACCAACAGAGCCAATAGGCTCACGTTCAAAGATGAAGTCCTTCACAGAGGTTTTCACATTGCTTCATCAATGCCCTGGGATAAGTCGGGTAAATGGTTGCTTGAATTTGGAAACTATTATTTAGATGAATTTGGTATTCCTATTTTTCAAATTTGGAATAGAATCGTAAAGATGCAACTCCAATTATTCGAAATAGATAATCACAAGGACTTTGCCCATCAGTGGAACTTAATCGAAGATCAAAAGAAACTCATTACTCCTAGAGTTTCTAAAAAAGGAATGCTCTTTACCCTTGCCAATGGCTTTGACAACATTGCTAACCTTGGGTTTTCTTACCTCAAAAATCAGAAAGATACGCTTCTCAGCCTTGCTTTTCTCATTGAGGTTATGAATTATATCTATGATACCATTGATGGATGCTTCTATAATCTTGAAGAGCACCACGTCGATTATGATACTTATGATTACGATTACATCGACAATGGATCTGTTTTTGTTTCCAAAACAAAAATGCATTCACGTTGGCAGAAAGATATCAATCCCAATGAGCCTATATATATGTCTGTGGATTGGGGTAGTAAGGTTAACTGTTTTGTGTTCTCACAAGAAGATAAAGACATTAAAGGCAATATCACAGAGCGTATCATTAACACATATCACTTTAAGCCACCTAAGATGATTGACGATGTTGTTAATCATATTGATTCTTACTTTGGTATGCACAATAAAAAGATTTTTAGGTTTGTTCCTGATAAGTTTGGCAATAATACCTTGTCAAGTGGTAGAGATACATACAATGATGAATTCATTAAGAAAGTGACTAAGCTCGGCTGGAAGGTTGAAAAAATCCATTACCCTTATCAGGAGGCTCCGTACTTGCTTAAGTACTATCTGATTAATAATTGCTTTGCTGAGAAATCAACTAAGTTTCCAAAGATTAGGTTAAATGGTAACACTTGTAAAGATTTGTTGATGAGTATGAGAAATACACAAGTGAAAGAAGATTCTGAAGGCAATTTTATTAAGGATAAGTCCGATGAGCGTAAGACTGATTTAGTATTTCCGCAAGAGCACGCACAACATTACGGAGACGCATTCGATAAGTTAATATGGGGTAAGTATCATAAGTTGTCTAATAAGTCCGTTACATACGGTATCCCTTCAATACATTAGGGCAGCAGCACAATGCTCATTCTCGCTACCGCTTCATTCACATAGAGCTGCCGGTCTATCCGCAGTACAAGGTACTTGCTCCTATCCCTTTTGCATTTTAATACACCAATTATAAGGCTTGCGCCACATAATTGGTTTAAGCACCATCCCATTCATTACGCTTGATGACTTTGTGTGATGCCATTGCTTTAGCCTGTGCACTATCACACAAAGAACATCTTCACTATGCTTGGGATGTTGCCGTATAAGGACACCCCAAAACTTTGGGGTGATGCTTATAAGGACGGGTGTCGGGCGGTGGGCGGTGGTGGTGTGGTGATCGTTTTTCATATTTCTACGGATTTTCGGGAGAAATTTCCAAACGCGATAGGGCGCTGCGTGTCTCTACTTCGTGTGTGAACTACTTTTTATCATTCAAAAAGTAGGCAAAAACTTGATACAGCGATTTTTAACACTTAATTAATTATGTGAAATATTGCTTATATGCAATATTTTTTGTACTTTAATAACTGTAAATCAATTAATTAAGTGTTATGACAACAAGAAAATTAAAAATCGGGGAGTTGATCGTGCCAAGTCGGTCGAGAGCGTTGGCAAAAATATTTTAAAAAAATGTCTTCAAAAGTTTGTAGATATAAAATATCTTCTTATATTTGTAGAGAATTATTAATAACAACAATTTAAAACGAAACAAGATGAAAAGATTTGAAGCATTTTACAAAAACGAAGAAAGCAACGGACACTTATTGAATTCAAATGGTGAGCTGTACGCAACCGAAGTAAGATTTGATATAATCGCTAGAGACGAACAGCGAGCTTTAGAGTTGATTGACCAAGAAGGAGAAGATTCAAGCGAATTTTACCTTGAAGAAACTTCTGGCGTTAAAGACCAAATGGGGCGTTACTTCCCTGAATCAATTAAAGATGCTAGAATATAATGACTAAAAAAGAAATTGGAAAGCAAATCGAAGCCCTACGCAAAAAGTGTGGGGTTTCAACTTACGAACTGGAAAAAAAAGAAATACATCCTTCTTTACCTTCAACTATTGAAAAAGGTAGAAAAGGCTACTCAATAGATAGTTTGATTAAATATCTAAATGCTATTGACGAAGATATTTTTTTGACCTTGGGGAAAAAAGAAAAGAAAAAGAATTAGATGCACAGGCTATCGGATTAGCACTTCGGCAGCACTTGCACACCGGCATCTGCTTTGCGAAGTGGCGGTTTTGGAACACCACAGCTTCAATATAGCACTACCGTTAATTAGGATTACAAGGGTTCAAATTAGCACTTCACCCGCCATTTTGCAAAGCAAGTGTTAGCGGTTCGGGCTTCTCCGCTTTTAGAAGTTCAACTTTAATAATAAGAAAATGTCAAACGAAAATTACACAACCTACGGGGAAGAATGGAAAAAGGAAATGTCAAAACTTCCAAAAGCAGTATTGATTGATATTGCATCAAAAATTGGTCAAGAAAAAGAAAGGCTCGAAGAACTTGCTGATTTACGCCTTGCTTGTCGAAATTACTTAATGGGTGTTCCTGCCGATGAAGTAACTGTTGAAGACGCTCTTGAAAGTCTTGGTTATGGTCGCAACGGATTAGGTTCATAGCCTGACCGCTAACGGTTTGCAGCCTTGCGAAGGCGGGGTTTTTAACCACTAAATTTAATTTAAAAGATGAATAATAATATTACCACAGAACTATCAACCGAAGACGTGATCCCCCGCTTTTGCAAGGGTGCTGTTATGCCTTCGTTGCATTCAGGTAAGCACATTTTGGACTGCTGTTGTGGCAGTAGAATGTTTTGGTTTGATAAAAATAACCCAGCTGTTTTATTTGCTGATATTAGGGAATTGGAAACCGAATTGTGCGATGGAAAAAAATTAAAAGTAAAACCTGATTTGATTGCAGATTTTAGAAAAATGCCATTTGAAGACAACACTTTTAAAATGGTTGTGTTTGACCCTCCACATTTACACAAGCTCGGGCAAGACACTTGGTTAGCTCAAAAGTATGGTGTATTACTCCCAAGTTGGGAACACGACATTAAGGAAGGATTTGAGGAAGCAATGAGGGTGTTACAACCATTCGGAACATTAATTTTCAAATGGAATGAGGTTCAGATAACAACAAGTAAGATATTGAAAATTATAGGAGTACAACCGCTATTCGGTCATCCCAGCGGAAAACACGGTAGAACAAAATGGATCGCATTTATGAAAGGGGTGTCTTGCAATGGGGTATAACGATTCGGGGCTTTGCGAAGGCAAGGGATTAGAACCAATAAACTTTAAATTAAGAACGAATGATTGATAGAAATACAAATGCTCAAATAACCGATGAAGCCCTTGCTTTTGCAAAACCGATGTTAGCAGAAGTGCCTTTGGTAGTTTCGTTTTCGGGTGGTAGAACTTCAGCTTTTATGGCGAGAGCATTGCAATTAACATATGAAGGTAAAAGAGATTTGATTTTCGTATTCGCTAATACTGGAAAAGAAAGAATTGAAACACTTGACTTTATTAATGAGTGTGAAATTCGTTGGAATTTGAATTGTGTTTGGTTGGAATATGATTTAGTTGACGATAAAAGCACTTTCAAAATTGTAGATTATAATACAGCCTCAAGAAATGGCGAACCGTTTGAAAAAATGATCGCTAAATTTGGAATACCAAACAAAGCCTTTCCGCATTGCACAAGAGAATTAAAACAGCAAACAATCACAA